ATGTTTAAACCGGAACTCCTTTCCCCGGCGGGAACGCTGAAAAATATGCGTTACGCTTTCGCTTATGGCGCAGATGCTGTTTATGCGGGCCAGCCGCGTTATTCCCTGCGTGTGCGCAACAACGAATTCAACCACGAAAATCTTCAGCTCGGCATCAATGAAGCCCACGCGCTGGGGAAAAAGTTTTATGTCGTGGTCAACATTGCACCGCACAACGCCAAGCTGAAAACCTTTATCCGTGACCTGAAACCGGTGGTGGAAATGGGGCCGGATGCGCTGATTATGTCCGATCCAGGGCTGATTATGCTGGTGCGTGAGCACTTCCCTGAAATGCCGATCCACCTTTCGGTGCAGGCTAACGCCGTGAACTGGGCGACGGTGAAATTCTGGCAGCAAATGGGCCTGACCCGCGTGATCCTCTCTCGCGAGCTGTCGCTGGAAGAGATTGAAGAGATCCGCAATCAGGTGCCGGATATGGAGATCGAGATCTTCGTTCACGGCGCGCTGTGCATGGCCTACTCCGGTCGCTGCCTGCTCTCTGGCTATATCAACAAGCGCGACCCGAACCAGGGCACCTGCACCAACGCCTGCCGCTGGGAGTACAACGTCCAGGAAGGGAAAGAAGATGATGTTGGCAACATCGTACACAAGTACGAGCCGATTCCGGTGCAAAATGTTGAGCCGACGCTGGGTATCGGCGCACCAACCGACAAAGTGTTTATGATCGAAGAGGCCCAGCGTCCGGGCGAGTATATGACCGCGTTTGAAGATGAGCACGGCACTTACATCATGAACTCGAAAGATCTGCGCGCCATCGCCCATGTAGAACGCCTGACCAAAATGGGCGTGCATTCGCTGAAAATCGAAGGTCGTACCAAATCTTTCTACTATTGTGCACGCACCGCACAGGTTTACCGCAAAGCTATCGATGACGCCGCTGCGGGAAAACCGTTCGATACCAGCCTGCTGGAAACTCTGGAAGGTCTGGCGCATCGTGGCTATACCGAAGGTTTCCTGCGTCGTCATACTCACGACGATTATCAGAACTACGAATACGGTTATTCAGTTTCTGACCGCCAGCAGTTTGTTGGTGAGTTTACCGGTGAGCGCAAGGGGGACCTCGCGGCGGTAGCGGTGAAAAATAAATTCTCCGTTGGCGACAGCCTTGAGCTGATGACGCCGCAAGGCAACATTAATTTTACCCTTGAGCACATGGAAAACGCCAAAGGCGAAGCTATGCCGATAGCACCAGGCGATGGTTATACTGTGTGGCTCCCGGTCCCGCAGGATCTTGAGCTCAATTACGCGCTGCTGATGCGTAATTTCTCCGGGGAAACCACGCGTAATCCCCACGGTAAGTGATTAATTTCGATTATTTTTCCCGGATGGAAAATTCTTAGAAACCGATCACATACAGCTGCATTTATTAAGGTTATCATCCGTTTCGCTGAAAAACATAACCCATAAAATGCTAGCTGTACCAGGAACCACCTCCTTAGCCTGTGTAATCTCCCTTACACGGGCTTATTTTTTACGCGTAATACGATGAAATAAAAGGATTTATTTCTGGTCACGTCCACACATTGACCACATCGACAAAAAAGCCCCTCGACTGAGGGGCTTTCTGTTTGTAATTACATCCACATAATTTGCTGCCCTGACGGCAACGGGTGCGGCCTTACGGCGTGGACTTCTCCCGGCTTCACGATGTATCGCTGTACCGACTCATAAGTGATGAACGTGGCGCTGCAATTCACGTTCTGGCACTGGTGATAACGCTCTTTTGTCGTGTCAGTGATATAGCGACTTGTACGCGCATGTGCGGCATGCTGGCATAAAGGACAATGAAACATCGCGAGCACCTCTTCCGGTTTTGTTGATGGTGCCATTTTAGTTAATTTATCCTTATAAAACAAACAGATAAATAATAAACATCACTCATCATCTTCTGTTTCGTACTCCACATCAGAAAGCCTGACCTCAAGCTCTAAGGACGTCGTGAAGCCGCTATTATTCAGAAAATGTGTCACCTTAGTGATTGTCCAGTCCTGCTCGTCTATGACGCGCTTAAAGCCTGACACTTTAACCGGTGTTTCCGTGTAAATATCTGCCCGACCGGTAGCCAGGCTGATGGAGAACTCCGCGACGCCCCGTTGCAGTTTGTCCCACTTTGCCTGAGCGGCGCGCATGGCCTGCGCTTTTGTGGCATATACCGTAGTCAGGGCAAAAACGTTGTCAGCTTCACCGGCCATGTATTCACCTTCGCGCGCTTCCGGTACTTTTGGCGCTTTCTTCTGCGTGACCGGTTTCGCTTTCGGGTGCTCCAGTGCGCGCAGGTGTTTTTCTTTCTTTTTGCGTTTCAGTTTTACCTTCTGCTTTTGCGGCTTCGGGTCTTTGGTGTGTAACCACTTTGCCGTTACGCCGGTGTAAGCTCCACGGTCAGCAATCGCAAAATGATGACGGTCGCCGTCGCTGCGGGTGATGGTAATCTGCGGGATTTTTTTACCGCTGGCCGTCACCCCCTGCCCTGCTTTGAGAAACAGCAGTTTTCCCATTTTTACCGACACCTCGCCGCCGTTGCGTTCAGCAAGACGGGTCAGGAATTTCACATCAGACTCCTGCGACTGGTCGATGTGCGGGATTTTAATTCCGGCCAGTGACGGAGCGACACTGGCTTCCAGCCTGTTACGGGAGGCTATCGCCTCAACAATCGCACCGAGCGTGGTGTCATGCCAGGAGCCTTCCCGGCGGGAATTGAGCGTCCCACGAAAATCTGCACTCCGGGCACGGATGGTGACCACATCCGGTGCGCCCCGGTGTTCAACCTCATCAACGGTAAATTTCCCTTTGCATACCAGGGCAAAACCTTTCCAGCCGATATACACCGTCAGGACAGCGCCACGACCCGGCAGCCCGACCTGCCCGTCGGCATCGTTCAGTTCAATATCAAGCTGGTCAGCCTCAAAGCCCCGGTTATCCGTCAGGGTCATGCTCATCAGACGGTCGCTGATATTGCCGGTAATATCCCTGCTGTCGAGCATCAGCATGTAATCCGGCGTCAGCGTACTGCCTGCATCAAATGTCAGCGCATCCAGCATTATCCCGCCCCCGTCATACCCGTGAATCTGGTCGCCATACTGCCAGCCTTACCGATGAGCGATTCCGCCTGTTTACCGATATCGCCATAAAGCGCGGCCAGTGATTCATCAACGCGGGTGAGCGACAGCGTAAAATCAATTTTCCGGGGTGTGCCGTCTGCAAAGAAAATACTCCCTGTTTCACTCACCCTGCTGATGACATACATGCCGTAAATCATGCCGGTGCCATCCAGCAACGGCCACGCCCGACCTTCCTCTGCCATCAGCCTGAGCGTGGTCATCGTCAGCTTTCCGCCTGTCAGTTCGGGATAAAGCACACCGGCAAGCGTAATGTTTTCCTCACCCACACCGAGAAACTGAAAGGCATCCCGTTTACCGATACGGGAATTTGACGGCCAGCGATAATCTGATTCACGCTGCATGGCCTGGTGTGGCAGCGTCTGGCGCATAAAAACAAACATACCTAACGCGAGCATCATTTTTCGTCACCTCCTTAACCGTCATGCATCATGCTGGCACGGGCGCGCGCACGTTTATCCCGCTCGTATTTTTCGAGCGCATCCTGTAACTGGCGGTCAAGCTGTGTTCCCGGCGCAGTACCGCCCGTCAGGTTGATGTGATATTCGTTTTTACTCTGGTCCACATAAGAGCGACCAGCCGGTGCCGTGACCGGCTGATAAGCCTGATAGCCTGCATAAGAGCTGGTCGCCGGAATATAACCACCGGTGCCATACGTGGCGGCATGAGTCCTTGCGGCGGTCTGGTCAAGTGTGTCTGACTCTTTGTTGATAACACCGAGTTTTTCCAGTACCCAGTCAATACCGCTGCGCAGTTTGTTGAACGCATTAAGCGGCAGCATCAGCGCGTCAGCCAGTGCCTGCCCGAACATGACGCCCGTGTCACGGCAACGGTTCAGGGTGTCCTGGGTGGCTTTGACCGGGGCAATCAGGTTTTTAAACCACTGCCACGCGGCCTGTAACTTTTCGCCCAGCCAGTCAAACACCGGTTTCAGTGGCGTGAACAGCTCCCCCACCGGCGCAAATGCCGCTTTCAGCCCTTCAACCACACCGCCAAAGAATGCGCTGACAGGCTCCCAGTATTTACGGATAAGCAACGCCCCGGCGACAATGGCGGCCACCACAGCCACAACCGGCCAGCTAATCGCCCCGATGGCCGTCATAACGGCACTACCAACCGTCGTGAAGATTGCCCCCATTGCGCCTGCTGCCGCGATGATGGCATTGATGCCGGTGATAACCGGCCAGGCTACAAGACCAATTGCACCGATGATGCCAGTAAGCGCCAGCGCACCACCGGCAATGAGGCCAATGGTTGACGCCAGTGATTTGTTTTTCTGTATCCAGCCGTCGAGTTTTAACACATACTTTGTGGCCGTCTGCGTGAGCTTACGTAGCGCGCCTTCCTGCTGGTCAAACAGGTCAGTCCCCACCGCCTCATAAGCGGACTGAAACTCCTTAAAGTCACCGCCGAGGTTGTCCTGCATGATATTTACCAGCTCTGCGGTCTTTCCGTCTGAGGCTTTAAACGCAGCGGTCAGTTTGTCCAGCTTTCCGGTTGAGGCGGCAGTCATCAGCACGGCGGCGGCTGAACTGGCCTCCTCCCCGAAAATGGTTTTCATGTATTCAGCCTGCTGGGCAGTACCGAGCCGGTTTTTCTCAAAACTGGCCTGCATTTCTTTCAGAATGGTAAATACTGGTCGGGTGTTTCCCTTACCGTCTGAGGTTTTCACACCAAGCTCTTTGAGTGCATCCCATGCTTTTCCCGTCGGTGCCTGCAGGCGGCTTAACACGGCACGGCTTCCCGTCCCCGCCATTGAACCGGTAATTTTTGCATCATGCAGCGCTCCGACCATTGCGGCGGTTTCTTCAATGCTGACACCGGCATTTTTTGCCACAGGTGCGGCATAGGTCAGCGCATCGCTCATGCCGTCAAAATCGGCGGCGGTTTTGTTCATCGTCATGGAGAGAACATCCCCGATATGAGCGACCTTATCGTTTGAAAGCTGAAAGGCGGATTTCATCCCCATCAGCAGGGCGGCGTTTTCTTCCATCGTGCGGCGGTTCGCCAGTGCCATATTCAGCGTGACCGGCGTTGCCGCCTGAATGGCATCAACATCCCCACCGGCTTTCGCAATGATAATCTGTGCACCGGCTGCATCATCCGCCGAGGCGGCAGTATTGTCACCGAGCTGGCGCGCCTGCTTGCGGAGCGCGGTCATTTCGGCGGAGTCTTTTGCCACACCGAGCACGGCCTGCAATTCTGAGTTTTTCTGCGCAAACTCATAACCGGGCATCAGCAGCTTAACACCGGCCATCGTTCCCGCCGCCGCAATCCCCACACCGGCAGCGCCCACCGAGGCCATATTTCCTGCCAGTTCCTTTCCGGCCTGATAACGCTGTTTGACTGCGTTAAGTTTGGCCTGTTGCGCACTGACACGCGCCAGCGCGTCACGCTGACGGTTAAGTTGTGCGGTGGTTTCACTGATACAGTTTTTCAGTCCCTGCTCATCATGTGCAAGATTGCGGGTATTAATTCCCACAGCGGCCAGTTCCCGCTGCTGGCGTTTAACGGAATCTGTCAGGCGGTTATATTTCGCCTGTAAGTCCTCCGCCGCACGCTTTGCGGATTCCAGCACTTTCGCCTGAGCACGGGTCGGACGTTCGGTGTTTTTAAACTGTGTGGCAAGGGCTTCGGCCTCCTGCCGTGCCTTTTCAAGTGCATGACCAGTTACGGCAAGCTGTGCGCTGGTCTTACGGAATCCCTCAATACGGGATGCCTGACCGTTCAGCTCGCGCAGTGATTTTTGTGTTTCCCGGATATCCCCCGACAGCGACTTGCTCGCTGTGCGGATGGATTTAAACGGGCGGGATGCCTGGTCAACAGCCCTGAGCAATACCTGTAATTTTACATTGTTACTCATTCGTGTTTCCGCTTCGCCGGAGCGCCTTTTCGCGCCATGTGATGAGTTCGGTCAGGCTCATGGGATACAGTTCTGATGGCGGCCAGTGAAATATCACTGCCACATCCGCCATCAGGTCATCGACCGACAGATTTTTCGGGAACGTTACTGCACCGAGTTCGGCGACAAAAAACCGACCACCTTACCGGCCAGCGCCACAAGGTCAGGCAGTTCCAGCGCGGCGACTTCCTGCTCGGTCAGCATCGGTGCCGTCATGCGCGGCAGCACCTTAATCAGTGCATCGACTTCTGAGTTTGCGACCGCAGCCAGACTGACACCGCGCAGCGTCCCCGCACTGGGTTTCATCAGCGTGACCTGTTCGATAACCTGCTCACCACGCTTGACCGGACTGTCCAAGGTAATCACATTATCTTTGTTCATGGTTTTCTCACTTCTGAATCGGGGTTAACCGGTCAGCCAGGCTGACCGGATGAAAATTACAGGCCGATATTGCGGCGGTGTTGCTCCAGCCGGTCGACGCCGTTCACCTTCTCAATCATGTTGATGGTGTCGATTTCGACCAGCTCCTTACCGTCCATCGTCAGCCGGAAATAGGTGCAGACCACGGAGATTTTCGACTCGGTGTCTTCTCCCTGTTTACCCTCGCCGGTGTCGATTTCTTTCTGACGTCCACGCATGACCACCTCGACGGCCACCGTTTCGCCGGTATCGTCGCGCTGGTAAGAGCCTGCAAAACGAATCGGCACGGCATCCACACCGGTTGCTGCGTAAAGCTCCCAGATAACCGAATCCGGGAAACCACCGAGCGACCACTCCATTGACAGCGCATCGTCATCAAGGCCGAGGTCTACCGGTGCGCTTCCGTTCATCCCCGCACCGCGATAGTTTTCGAGTTTACGGGTCAGTTTTGGCAGCGTGACGGACTTTGCAACGCCCTGATAGCTGTAGCCGTTCAGAAAGACGTTCATTAACTTGAGTTTGCGCGGCATTGCCATCGGTCAGGCTCCTTAATTGCTGTTAACCGAGGTGACCAGATTTGCCAGGTATTTATCGGTAATACGCTGGCGCAGGGTCAGGTTTTCGAGAGGAGGCACCGGTGTATAGTCGTAGTCGATATACAGTTTTCCGGCCTTGAGGGTTTCCGCATCGTTGGATTCTTCGCTGAACCAGCAGGTCGCATCCACGATATAGCCGTTTGTTTTCAGCTCACGGAATTTGGCATTGATGCCGTCAACGATGTCGCGAATCAGCGTTGCGGTGATGGGCTTGTCCACCGCCCACATGTGCGCCTCAGCCATCGTGTCGGCCAGCACCTGCGCGGTGCGGGTGTAGTTTTCAAAGAGGAACAGCGGGTCATCAGAGCAGGTACGGTTACCCCAGAAGCGGAAACCGTCACGGCGAATCAGCGTTGTGACGCCTGACTCGTTAAGCAGGTCAGCATCGGTGCCGGACTCCTGCAAATCCCAGAATACGGACGCGCTGATGCCGGTAACACCGTTCACCCCGACGTTGGACAGCGTTTTATGCCAGCCCTGCTCCTGGTCGATTTTAGCGCGCAGACCCAGCGCACGGGCGGTGGCATACGCGGTGGCGGTGGTACTGGCGACCGTATCCCATGCGAGGAAATCCGGCCAGATGACCATCAGCTCACGCTGGCTGAAATTCTGGCGGTAGGCTTTCACCTCGGAAATGGTCTTACAGCCCCATGCGCTGATATACCCGAAAGCGCGCAGCTTCTGACAGACTGATGCCAGTGCGACGGCAACCTCTTTGGTGTCCAGTCCCGGCACACCGAGAATACGCGGTTTAACACCGGTTACCGACTCCGCCGCCAGCAGGGCTTTCAGTCCGGTGTACTGACCGTTTTCGTCGGTGGTGCCGATGATATTGGAAACGGTCTGCGCAAGTTTCGTTTCTTCGTCATCGCCGTTGCCGTCTTCCACGCGCACGACAACGGTGACCGGTTTTGACTGGTCAGCGATGGCCTGCAACGACGCCGCCAGCGTGCCTTTTTTACCGGCCTTTGCAATTGCGCTCTGCACGTTGGTAATCAGCACCGGTTTATTGAGGGGGAAGGTTTCCGCATCCGCATCGCTGGCCGTGCAGACCATGCCGACAATGGCCGTGGATACGGTGGAAATGACGCGGGTGCCGTCGTTAATCTCCAGCACCTGCACGCCGTGATGATAGTCACTCATCCGTTTAACTCCGTGGTTAATGGGTGCAACTATTTTCTGTTGTGCAGAGCATGAGACGCTATTTGACCTGGCTGGTCAGTGGATGAAACAACAGATAAAGAAAAGGCGGGCAACTCGCCCGCCCGTCCTGATTTGTACTCACTCATTTTTCAACTGACAATTTACCTAGCCCAAAAGCTATCAAATCAGACAGTCTGCTTTGAGCGAACAGCGGAAGTTCGGAATATATACTGACATAGACGTGTTTTCTTGCGGTGGCCAGTTTTTGTTGACCACTTCATTGTACCTAATCTTGGAGGTTGATCAGTTAACCCTCATTTTTGCGGGTTAACTGAAGTTAGGCTTACTGTGTATAGATAAAACAAGCGTTTTTCCAAGTTACCTTAGAAAAAGCCTTAAGTTAGAAGCCGTTCCTCGTAATCGTCGGTTGTGGGCATTTTTCCGATCTCTGTCATGCGACACACTAATCGGGATAAAAGCACTCGAACCTCAATTATATGCTCAACTAAAAAGTTATCTGACGTAGCTCCCCCATGCACTGCCTTCGAACGGTAGTCATACAGCTTCTTAACCCTACGATAGGTGGCTAAACGATCAGGTCCTCGCTCCTCAAGATATGCTGCGGCCATAAGAGCAAGACGAAAACGAAGCTCTGAATTGATTCCAAAGAGCGCTTCAAATCCTGCCCATAAAGCAGCAGCAGCCATTCTCAAATTCGCGTGTTGGTTGTGAGTTGTTAAAGAATCAATAGCGAGCCGGAATGCTGGTTGCTCTAGCAGATCTATCCAACGCTTGAGATTCTCTTGAACCCAGTCGAGAGACTCTACTGATATCTCTACACTTGGGCTTATTCTCCGAACTGCCGGCACGTCCTCAAGAAGTTGGACTTCACACGAGTTGGCTTGAAGAGCAGGGAATACATCCCAAGATGCACTTGCTACTGCAGGAACAAGTATATCGGTGAGTGTGCGGCATCGGATCGCGGATATGATCCACCATCCGATAGTCAGGTCTGATTGAGAAAATTTCGACTCACTGCTTTGCAACGCAAGCTCATGCGTAACTGCGGGCATATGACGAGCAACAGCGCTGAGTAGCGACTTGCTCTTAAGCGCTGTGGCTAACTCTATCTCTCCTGGTGGATGAAGTACCTCCCTTAATTCACCTACGTCTTGGAAAACATAAGGCCCGTTTCGAAACGTCAATCCTGACAAAGCGAAACAGATCTCATTCTGACTGGATAAACTAGATATTCGAGTTGCAGCGTATTTCTTGCGAGACTCGAAGTAGTTAAGTAAACCTGACAATTTTTCTTTGTTGATTTCCATATTCCCAAGCTTAGAATTTTCGCTATTGTGTACCGTATATTACACAATAGCTTAGTTAGGGCGTAGGCGTCCGCTTTTGGTACAGAGCAGACTGTCAGATTAAGTTTTACTCTGTGCCATAGATACGTTAGCTCACTCCAGATATCATACAACTTATTGCGGTATTTCCGGCCATTCAGGATTTGCAGGATCCACACGGCTGACCAGAACGCTGTAGCGTTCCCATGACTCCAGTCGTGCGCGCTCCTCATCCGTCGCCATATTCAGCCTGACGGCGCGTTCCAGCGGCTGAATAACGCTTTCCGCTTCGGAAAGTAACGCGGCCTTTTGTGATTCTGCCTGTTGTTGCTGTTCATCTGCCGTATAAATCCGTTTAACCACAGCACCATCCTTAAACATCCATTTACCTGAGTCGTCAGCACGTCGATTGGAGGTAATATCAGGAACCTCAACAACGCTAAAACCTTCAGGATTAAGCGTTGAAGCATCTCTGGTGATGGCGACAATAATATTATTTTCATCGTAAACAATCTTTATTGTGTCTGGCTGAAAGTTCTTCACTTCCTCATACCAGTTTTTTCCGTCTTCGGACCATAACCAGATAACATCAAAATTCTTTGTTAGCTGATATTGCTCTTTTGTTTTTGGATTACCTGACTTAATGTTCTTTAAATGCTGCATAACTTATACCTGCGCAACGTTATACCATGTGCCATTGATGTACTTTTGTATCGGCCTGAAGATGGCTTCATCATCGCCATCTACTTCACCAATGATTCTTAATCCGGTAATCGTGTGTCCGGCTTTTTCATAACGACCACCTCGCGCCATCAATTGAACAACTCGCGTACCCAGGCGAACATCTTTCACATAGCGGGAATCGAAATTTCCCCAGTTGCTGGGTTGCATCTGACCGTTAACAGCAAATATTACCGAGTTATCTGTATTTCGCTGGCTATAGAAATGCCATCCGGCCTCATCGCCTAATTCTGCAACCACTGGACGGGTGGAAGCACCCCATAAATTAAAGGTAATATTCTTCGTGGATGTGTTAGAGCTGGATAGCGAGAACTTTTTACTATCCCCTGCCTGAATATTTTTAAAAGCAATAGCCACTCCATTCTGAAAACGGAATACTCGCTGACTGTTAGCATAAACATCAAGAATACCGTCTCCATTCTGTTTAAATCCGGTATCATTATCACCAAGAACAATTGAGCTACCACCTAGTGCATTCGTCGTACCAACTCCAAAACAGCCATTAATGACGGCATTAACAAGAATATTTAGTGCATCCCATTTCAACGTCATCAGGTCTTTTGTTGTGGTACTCTGGCGGCTTCTCCATTTGAAATATTCATTGCCGTTATCCCCCGTTTCAAACCACATGTATGAATCAGTGTCACCATCGGCATCATTTTTAAATCCAATCTTCGCCCAGTCAGTATTTCGAATCCAGGCAAGGATTGAGTCGTTTTCAAAAGTAAGTCCACCGGACAAGGTATCGCCATTTTTTTGCACGGCGTTCCCGGCTCGGTTTACCGTTTCCTGTAAACCGAGATATTCGATAACGGCGGCAACGGTCGATTTAGCCAGAATATCCCGCCCGACTTTTGTCAAGGTCGCCAGGCTGGCAACATCATTCCCCGTAAAATACGGAAACCTGTCTGCCGCAGTAGCAAGCCCCGCCAGCGCCGTCAAAGTGGCATCTTTCGGTTGCTTACCCGCAAGCGCATTAGTCATGGTGGTAGCAAAATTCGGGTCATTGCCCAGCGCCGCCGCCAGCTCGTTCAGCGTATTCAGTGCGTCAGGCGACGAGTCTACAAGGGCGGCAATCGCGGCCATAACGAAAGCCGTGTTTGCGATCTGAGTATTATTCGTTCCCTGTCGCGCAGTTGGCGTCGTTGGCGTTCCGGTCAGTGCAGGGCTGTTTAATGGCGCTTTCTTGTTCGTTTCATCCATTACCGTCTTAACGGCTTTTGGTGTTGCGGCGAGCGTTTCAGACATGCTGTTGGTCGCACTACTTAGCTGGACAAGACCTTTTCGCGCTGTGGTAGCGTCCTGTGCGGTATATTTCCCGTTAGCAAGGTCATATGCGGCCTTAACCGCTTTCGGCGTTGCGGCCAGTGTTTCAGACGTGCTGTTGGTCGCATTGCTTAACTGAGTAAAACCTTTTGCGGTCAGCGAGGCGTCCGGGTGACGTCGTGACTGTTCATGCTCTGCAATTTTGTCATCAACGTAATCCTGAGTCGCCATCACCGTTGTGGTGTCAATGGTCAGCTCCACTGAGGCCACACTGCTGACGATGATGACCATGCGACAGGTCTGCGAACGCCCTGAGCCTTCGGCAAGAGCTGGCTTATAACTTTCGGCCATGTTCGCCACGGCAATTAATGTTCCCGCATCATCGTACAGGCCAAGCTCACGCATCCAGAAACCGCCCACCTCCGGCGGAATAACCAGCTCTGCGATAATATAATTACTGTTTCGTTTGTCCTGGCTGATTTTGTTCAGCGCATGTCGCCAGACTTCATGGATAAGCCCGGTCTGTCCGGCATCCGGGACAGGCAATTTACCACCGCCATCCCCGACGGCCATCGTGGTAATGTTGACCTTCCGCCCTCCCGGCGCGGTTGCCGCTGCCAGCTTTGCTGCACCGGCAGTGGTGATAACGGTTCTGAATTTTGTGCTCATTATTCCTCACTTATCCGGGGTAAACCGTAATTACATCGCCGTCGTAAGCCACACCACCGGCGAACAGATAGCCGGGAATGTCCCGGGTAATGTTCAGGCCAATAAGGTGGCGGCTTGCAGGTTTGGCATCGGCAATCAGCCGTTCCATTTCCTGATACATTGCCTCTGTGATACCGCTTTCCAGTACACCAATATCAAGCCGGAAGGTGCCGGGCGGGTCACTGTTTTCCCACCACTCCGTCACGTTGATGAGATAGCCGAGCGGCTCCACCACACGCCGGATTGCACCTATCGTGCCCTTATGACAGTGGATGAAATAGGCATCGCGGATAACGGCGCGTTTTGTCGCTTCCGGCCACTTTTCATCCCACCTGTCGACCGAAAACGCCCACGCCAGCCACGGCAGCAGATTTGCCGGGCAGGTGTCCGGGTTCCACAGCTCACGAATACTGACCGGCGTTTTTTCAATTTCCGCACAGGCTTTTGCGGCGGCGACCTCAAGCGGTGATGAGCCGGTCGGCAGCAGTCGCGAATCACTCATCCGAGCCTCCGGTCACGACGCGGTATTCGGTACAGAAAGATGCCTGCGTATTGTTGAGCACGATGTCGGCCAGTGGTGCGGCCAGCTCTACACGCTGCACGCCTTCCACATGCAAAGCGGCATAAATGGCAGACAGACGGATGTCGCGCCCCAGCCGGTGCTGTGCCGTGATGTACGCTTCCAGTTTTTTCACGGCGGCAGCGCGTATGGGTTCGCTTTCGGGACCAGGGTAAAGGTAAAGCGTGGCGTTTATCTGGTATTCAACGATGGCGGCAGACTGCACGGTCACGCGGTCGGCCACCGGCCTGACGTCCTCGCCATTAAGGGCGTTACGCACCACGGCCAGCAGGTCTTCGGATGCAACACCGTTATTTTCACGTGACAGCACAGAGATGGTGACGCAGGCCGGAGACGGACTGGTTACAGAAATATCCGCGACACGCCCGTCGGCACTGCAACCATGATACTGATAAGCACCCACCGACCCGGCAACGCTTAAACCTTCAAACGCCTGCTGAATACGCAGACGATAATCCGTGTCAGATTCCATCACTGCCGGTGTCGGCGGGATGGTCGAATCATCTGCCGGGGTGATAATCAGGCGCGTGGTGTTGTAATTGGCACCAATCACATCAAGGTCATTACCGGCGGCACAGGCCAGCATCACCGCCCGTGCAGCCTCATTCACACGCTGACGCCAGATAAGCTCACGATAAGCATTTTCTTCCAGCAGTTTGACGAGAGGCTCAGATTCCAGTGTCAGGCTACGGGCGACCGCCTCCTGCTGATCTTCCGGGTAAAGGGAAATCAGTGTCGCCTTGCGTTCAGCGAGAATGCTTTCAAAGTCCAGCTCCTCGACCACATCCGGTGCGGGTAGCTGGTTCAGGTCGATAATCGGCATGGTTTCAACTCACAGGGATGGTTAATGAAAGTGGCTGGCCGGTGTCGTTGTGCTGGCCGGTTAACGTGACCGTCATTCGCCCGTCAAAACTGCGCTCAGTGGTGACGGATGACAGGGTGACGCGGGGTTCCCATTTCAGCACCGCCATGTAACAGGCGACCTTAATCTGCAACTCAAGCGCCGGGGTCTGCGGCTGGTCAATCATTGATGCCAGCAACGAGCCGTAATCACGACGCATCACCCGTGAGCCGACCGGTGTGCGCAGGATATCGCCGATACTCTGGCTGATATGCTCAAGGTCAGTGACAGTCAGGCCATCACTGCGATTCATTCCGAGATAACGCGCTGTCATAAAGGACTCCCGGTTGTGCCGCCGCTGTCGCCGGGGTGTTTATGGGTATGCAGTACCTTACCGTTTGATGAGAGTTCACCGCCGGTGTGTTCAATGTTGCCGCGCATCGTCCCGCCCTTCTGCACTTCCAGCGTGCCGGTAATCAGCCTGTTGGTGCAGACCACCTCCGGGGTGTCCAGGGTGACGCGGGTTGATGCTTTCACCATGACCACCGGCACCGTGGCAGTAACAGAATCAGAAGCCGTCACGCTGGCCGTTTTAATTCCGCTTACCGTGAGTGCACTGGTTTCGGGTTCATATTCAATCACCGCCCCGTCAGGGAAACGGATATGCAGGGCATCCGCCGACGCAGACGGCGCGGGGTTATCGCCGGAATAAATCCCCGGCAGAACGAATGCCGTGTCGAGTTCACCGCCCACGGCCAGAATCAGCACCTGTTCCCCCACGGAAGGTGCCCACCATGTGCGCGAACGACCGGCGCGATGGGTCAGCCACTGAAGCCAGTCGGAGCACATGCCGCCGGTCTGCACACGGCAGCGACCGGCGTTAAGGTCGGTTTCGACGATAATGCCGGTGCGAATCATGTTGCGCAGTGCGCGCGCGAGTTCCTGAATATTTGCGAGAGTGTTCATGCATGTGAGATTGCACAATATATAAAAGTTATGCTATCTGGATTCATTTGTAGAACTACCAGACAACATTCAAGGAGAGCGTAATGGTCAGCTATAATGTGACTAATGTGTGGGGGCTAATCGTTTTTTTCCTTTGTAGCTTTGCAGTATTAGCATTTTTTAGTTTTGGTAAAAGTAACCTTATGAGGCTTATTGCACATTATTTCAATTTTGGATATTCAGACAAAAAATTAAAAAGACTTGACCGCGAGTGGCGCGACATTCAACTATTTAAAATAATTAACGGAATCAATGTATCAGGCATTGAAAATGTGAGAATGATACAGCAGGGACTGATTGATGGAAAACTAAAAACATCGTATTTTTTCCTTACTCGCATCTGGGGTGACATAACAAAACCACCACACATAATTAAAACAATAATTGTAATTCTGTCCAGTATTTTTTACATTCTCCTCGCATGTTACATACACAACGAACAATCCGTTATAGTAAGGGATGCCATAGGCATACCATATAAAAACATGATGTACTATGTTTATAGTGACAAAGTTCTTTTATCCTTCAAAAATAAAGCAGTTGAATTTAATAAAACTTATAGCCTTGCCAATTGCAAGAGACTGCAAAACGTATTTATAAAAGACACACTTCCTGAGATCGCCTGCAATAAGCTCTTACAGCTAAACGAGGAGAACTCCGAATGGTTAAGCCAGGAGATTAAAGATAATAACAGTCACAAAAAAGCATTATTAATACTATCCCTCGTCTATTTCACTTCAGGTCTGGTTATATTCCTGTCATATACAAAATTCTTTTACGCCAATAAGAAGGTTTTAGAATACAAAGCATCAAATAAAAATCACTCATAAACCTCTAAACATTGAGCGACCAGCATGGCCGCTCAATGTTTAATTGCGCATCAGCCTCTGCCTGGATAAAACTAACACTCAAGGTGAGCCAGGATAATCTCTTCAATCATCTGCACATCCTCACCGGTAAAGCCGAGCAGGGGACGCGCCGGATAATCAATTTTCTTACCGTCTTTCCGGTTTTCTTCCGACAGACCAAACTGATGCACACTGGCGATTTTCGGCGACTTCCCGCCGTAAAATTCCATTGATGCCTGCTCCGGGCTGGCACGGATATGCAAAAAACGACTGGTAATAAGTTTCGCAAACATTTTTCGCTTAACGCGACCGGTCTTTTTTCTGACGCTCTGCTGCTGGCGTGGCGCGTAGGGTGTGCCGTCCGGGGCTTTCTGTGCCATCACCCGACGCTGCTGACTCTGCCGCAGACGTTTCGCCAGTTCGGCACTCAGTCGCCGACGCCCAGACGGTGACAGCGATTCAGTCAGTCCGGCCAGCCGGTCTTCAAAACGCTTAAACTCATTCATCCCACTTGCTCACCAGTTCGCCATTGATATACAGCTCCATCGGGCGGGTGACCGGCTCCGGCGGCGTGGGTTCCGGGATATTCTTCACATGCAGCGCGCCTTCCACCTCACTGACCAGCGTGCGCTCGGTCAGCATCAGGCTGATGCTGATATCAAAGCTGCTGTCATTGTTGATGTCTGCATAAAACGTGAAGCCCTTTTTCTGGCCTTCGTCGGTAGTCATGATGTCGGGCTGATTTTCCCGCAGCCACGCCAGCACCGGCACGATGAGCAGGTCAAAATCACCGGTAAAGTCGGTCACAATGACATTGAGCGTGTAACGCTTTTCGAATGACAGCGACGTCGCCAGTGTGGAGGCAATACTCCCGTTATCCACGAATATCCGCAGCATATCGGGGTTAGTTTTCAGCACCGTGACGGCATCAGTCAGCGCCCTGCGCAGGCTGTCGGGTTTGAGCATCGTTTTCGTCCTGACAGTGTTTAATCATTTTTACCTGGCTGGCACAGCGTGCCAGCGCGTTCTCAAGCTGCCGGATATCGGCACTTAAATCGCCGTTCTTCTGCGGGTCACTGCCCGGCATCGGGCAAAGACTCACTTTCGGGCAGGCGTTGTGGACAATCACTGGCGTCTGCGCAGGCCGGGCGCTGGTGCAACCGGCGCACAGCATCAGGCAGGTCAGCACCGTACCAGCGGCGAAAATCTTCGTTTTCATTGAGTAACCTCGTGATGGTTTTCTCGCGCTGTGCTTCACGCTTCGCGGCGTTCTCCAGTTCCTGACGCAGTGCCACCTGCGCCAGCTCGTTTTTGTCTGCCCTGGTGAGTGCAACATGAAGCTGATTTTTCAGCATGGTGATGGTCGTCTGCTGCCCGCTGGCGACGCTGTTCGCCCTGTCCAGTGAGGTGCGCAGGCTGGCATTTTCATGCTTCACCAGAAACAGCCCCGCCACCGCCAGTGATAACAACACAACCAGCACAATCATCAGCTTTGACATGGTTCCCGCCCCTCAAAACGCTGACGGCAGGCCGTACGTATCAGCCGGAAGAACACCGACGCCACGAGGTAAATCAGCGCAGTAAAAATCCACCCGGCGGCAACCAGCGAGATAAACGTCGCCACCATCACCACCAGACCCGCCGCCCGTCTGCACCACGGCACCGGCTGCAAAAACAGCGACGTGACAATCTTCACGGCCAGCGATTCCGGCGGCAGCTCCCGTCCGTAGCGCTCAAGTACATACTCAGTGGCATACACGCCGACACCACCGGCAACCACACAGATAACCGTCGCCAGAATCGCCCAGGCAGCGACAAAACTGACGGCCACGCTCTGCGGGTAAATCAGTGACAGTGCCAGCATCAGCGCCAGCGACACGTTCAGCATCAGTGAAAGGGATAATTTCTTCATGGTGTTTACTCCGTTTAAGCCGGTACGCCGCCAGCGGTACGCCAGGCGGTGACCAGTTTTTCCAGTGAATGCTCACGCTGACCGTAACCGGCACCCGGCAGGGACGCCCAGATATTGCGACAGCGTGAAATGGCGCGCTCAATGCGTCCCGCCCGGATGTCATCCAGTGCACCGCGTTCGCGGATCAACTGAATGGCAAGTCTGTCCTGTGACAACGGACTGAAATCCGGCAGGGCAAGCTGTTTGCGGTAATGCGGCCAGAACAGGTAAAGCTGCTGATAGCGACCGGAGGCCGTGGATTTTTCACCGCGACGGTTAAACACCTTCGCCGGTCGGCCATGCGCGAACGGGTGGTCACTGTAGTCGGTGAAAATTTCCGGCTTCCCGTCCAGTCCGGTGACTATCACGTCATAGCCACGGTTTTTCGTCAGCGGATGATTCGCCGTCCCTTCGGACACGGCCAGCATGTCGAGAAAGGCGGCGATATTCTGATGCGTGTTAATTACCGGCATTACGGTTTCCCCCTGCCCTTAAAGCGGCGCTGAATGGCAATCTCAATCACCTGATAACCGGCGATACCCAGCATGGAGCCGATGCCGCACACCGCAGGCAGTGACAGGTCAGGAAACTGCACCAGAACAACACCGGCAACCATCGAGACAAAACCACCGAGCAACATGCGCCCGATAAACAGACGCGGGGTGATGGGTTCACCACCGGCAAGCACCTTGCCGACAACAATCAGCACCCCAATCATGAAAAGCGACAGGACACTTTTTTCTTCTGCTGTCATGCGTTACTCCCACAGATTGACAGTTTCAGCCACGGGCGCGGTCTGAACGTCGGGCAGTTCGACGGCGGTGCCGTGCGGCAGCACCGCACCCAGTTCAGCCAGTCCCGGATTTGCGGCGAGCACAGTCTCGACCACGCCCTCAGTGCGCCCGTAATACCGGACACAAATGGCGTCGAGCGTGTCGCCCTGTAGCGCAAAGGTCTTCATCAGATTTGACTCACGATGCAGCGCGGCTTGCCCTGGATACGCGCCACCGCCCAGCGCATATCCCGCCACAGTTCATCAATGGTGCTGTCAATGCTGTCGGCCTTCTTGTCGCCTTTCGCACTGGCATCCACGCCGCGGTAACGCTCATAAAGCGACGCGGTCGCCATCGCACACACGGCGCGCTCGTAGTAAAAAACCTTGATGCTTTCACCGTCGATGTCGTCCGCCGGGACGTCCGCCAGACGCGTAAAACCGGCGGCAATTTTCTGTTCGCGGTACTCGTACAGCTCCGCATTCGTCTCCGCCATGCCTGACTTGATGGCCTCACGCAGACGGGCGGGGGCGACGGTCTGCTCAAGGCGCATACGTTCCCGGACGCGCTTCGGGTCGATATCGGGAAAAAAGAACGTGTTTTTAATCACCGGCTCGTCGCCTGCCGGTTGCGGGATGACCACCGTACCCTCACCGGACACGGGAGCCTCCTTTCGCGGAATAATCAGCGTCATCATGACCACCTCTGAAAAGTCGGGCGGTGGACGCCGGTGCAGTGTCAGGTGATTCACCGTCACTGACCGGCGTGCCGCCCTGGCGCGGGGCGCATTCGGTTGTTAACTGGCTTTCTTTTTCGGGCGTCCACGTTTTGCCGGTGTCACGCTCCGGGTCTTACGCGGAGTGCGGGTGGCCGCTTTGGGCTGCGGCTCCGGCTTCGGTTTCAGCTCCCGCTCCAGTCGTTCAATCTCTTTTTTGACGCCTGCCTGACAGTCGAGCTGTGTCGCACGTTGCAGGTGCGCCAGCGCACCGGCGGCATCACCACCGTCACGCAGAAACAGACCGGTGATTTTGTGCAGCTTTGCGCGCACTTCATCAGGCATGTCAGCCGTGGCGGTCAGTTCGAGGGTGTCCGTCAGCAGGCGGGTATCCACAGACTCACCGGCAGCGTGGGCGCGCATGGCCGCAAGTGCCACCTCCTCGGTGAACATGTACGGCGGGGTGCGGCGGTGTTTACCCGGCATGGTCAGACCGTACTTCAGGGCATAACGGGCAATCTCCAGCGCACCGGCAATATCGCCGGTATCCAGACGCCACAGCATGACCGTCATCAGAATGTCATCCTGTGCACCTTTGCCCTGCTCCAGCACGCCGTTCACCCACGGCAACCAGAACGGCAGCAGTTCGCGTTTTTTCGCGGCCTTCAGCTCTTTTGAATAAATCGCTTTCAGTGTGCGCTGGTCTGCGGCCAGCTTGACCAGCATCTGCTCATAGACAGTTGCATGTCGCAGCGGGGCGGCTTCCCGCTGCGCGGTCATCGCTGCCGAGACCCGCATCATGTGGCGCTGTGCGGGACTCGTCATCGGTTACGCTCCCGGCTCTGCGGTCGCCCTGGCCGGTGTGGAGAAATCACCGACCTTAATTTTTTCCACCAGACAACCGGCGGCATAGTCTTCCACCACGTAATCAATGTTCATTGACTCGTAGTTCTCCACGCGGTCGAGTTTCGGGTTTTCCACAATCACGCGGCGATGGCTGTCATCCATGTAGTAGATGGACAGGTTTTCCAGCTTCGTGATGAGCATCGCATCCGCCGGGAAGTACGGGACGCGTACCGCCGGCAGGTTACCGATGCGTTTCTGGCTGATGATGACGTCAGCGGCCAGCATCTCGCTGTTATCCTGCTCCTTGTTGACGATAGGGAAATACTTGTCCGCCAGTAGCTGACGTCCCACAATCACCACAAGGTCAGGGTCTTCCTGATACCACGGTTCAATCAGGTTGTTGGTCGCATCCATCACCAGTGCATCAAGGCTGGCATAATCACCGCCCTTACCCACGCGGATAACCTCAGAGGTCGTGCGACCTTCCTCGTCAGTGACCTTGCTCATCACGCGCGCCGGGGCTTCATTGCGGTATTTCTGCAGCCAGCCGACCGCCACATCCTGCAGCATCGGATTGCTGCTGCGGTCAGAGGTTTCGGCACGCTTCACGCCGTTAAAACCGGCCATGATGAAATCAAGGGACTGGCGTTTGATAATGGCGTTACGGACACGGAGCTGGAAATCCTGATAACGCGCCCACAGGTCAAGCGTTTTGTAGCGGATATAAAAATCGAAGTTAATCTGGTCGCATTCGTACTTGTTTGACGCCAGCTTCGAGAAGTCCTTCGGCTGACGCTCGGTGCCACCGGCGGTGTCGGTGGTGCTGGCGATGGAGCCGGTGACACCGATGCCAATTTTTTCCCCTTTCATTTCGCTGACCGGCACAATGTTGATGCGGGTCAGAAAGTCAGAGGACTCCTGCATGGTGTTCATCAGGGTCTGGGTGACCGACGGTTCAACGGTGAATTTTTTCGACACATCACCGGCGTCGATGCCGTTCAGTTCGGCAACACGGGACAGGTAGGCATTAAATTTAAAGCGGGTTTCCTGGCGCATAGTTTTTCCTGAAATTAAGGGTTAATCGTGAAGGTTTTCCCGGACTGACTGACGCCGGTCAGCAGTTCGTCATCAGGGCGTCACCGCCACCACCGGTGGCCTTGCTGCGGCGCTGCTGGGTCAGACTTTCGGTGTGGTCGAGACTGTTTTTCAGGCGGGTGAATGCCTGGCTGGTTTCATCCGCCCTGTCAGTCACCTCCTGCTTAAGAGCGGAAAAGGCAGTTTCCATCTCAGCGAGGCGCTGCTCAGTGGCGCTCAGTTTTTCCTGCACATGTTCAGCAACAGCGGTCACCGCTTCATGCACGTCATTCAGACGGGCGTCATCGCTGGCCTGTTTGCGGCCAAAAATGGATTTCACCTTTTCGGTCAGGGCGGTGAACACGGTTTCAGGCAGGTCTTCAAATTCCAGCTCAACGGGCGTTGCCACTGAAATCAGGTTTTCAGGGCTTAATTTGAAGCGGTTCAGGGGGTTGTGTTTTGCGGTGCGGCAGAATTCCAGGTATTCCGTGCCGAGGCTTGCCGGGTCATCGGTGACGGCCAGCCCCACCAGATAACATTTGCCGGTGTTGGCAAAGTTCGGCTGAATTTCCATTGAGGTGTAGACCTTCTGCGCGGCCTTGTTCATCGCGATAAGGTCATCGGTCGGGGTGATTTTCGCAAACAGCGCCCATTTGCCTTTCAGCGCCGAATCATCGTCAATCTTTTCGGCCTTCAGTTCGACCACATCGCCATAACGTTTAAAAATACCGTCAGGCAGGATGCCGCGCAGATGTTCCAGGTTAATGCGGCAACCATAGACTCGCGGGTCAAAGTTTTCGGCCATTTCCTGAATATCCTGCGCACTGATGACACGCCCGTCACAGGTGTCACCCTCAACGCCGATACGAAAGAATTTTGAGACTTTTTTTGCCATTGTCAGGAGTCCTGAATAGTGATTAGAGGAGTCACATGTCGGCATCAGTTTCCCGACGATGCGCATCCTCCGCCATCAGTCCCGGATGGCTTATCACTGACACAACAGCACCTTAGCGAATCGCGGGGCGCGACTCAGTAGCCTTGCCGTGTATTCATCACGGCGAGGTATTCATGACCATCACCACAGACACCACTCTTTTACACGACCCGCGTCGTCAGGCGGCGCTGCTGTACTGGCAGGGGTTTTCCGTGCCGCAGATTGCCGCCATGTTGCAGATGAAACGCCCGACGGTGCAGAGCTGGAAACAGCGCGACGGCTGGGACAGTGTTGCCCCCATCAGCCGTGTCGAAATGAGCCTGGAAGCGCGGCTGACCCAGCTCATCATCAAACCGCAGAAAACCGGCGGTGACTTCAAGGAAATTGACCTGCTGGGACGCCAGATTGAACGACTGGCACGGGTCAACCGTTACAGTCAGACCGGCAACGAGGCAGACCTTAATCCGAACGTCGCTAACCGCAACAAAGGCGGGCGTCGCAAACCGAAAAAGAATTTTTTCAGCGACGAAGCCATCGAAAAGCTGGAGCAGATTTTCTTTGAGCAGTCTTTCGACTATCAGTTGCACTGGTATCGCGCCGGGCTTGAGCACCGCATCCGCGATATCCTGAAGTCCCGCCAGATTGGCGCGACGTTTTATTTTTCCCGCGAGGCGCTGCTGCGTGCCCTGAAAACCGGTCATAACCAGATTTTTCTGTCGGCCAGTAAAACGCAGGCGTATGTATTCCGTGAATACATCATCGCCTTTGCCCGTCTGGTTGACGTTGACCTGACCGGTGACCCGATTGTCCTGGGCAATAACGGCGCAAAACTGATTTTTCTCGGCACCAACTCCAACACCGCACAGAGCCATAACGGCGACCTGTACGTCGATGAGATTTTCTGGATCCCGAATTTTCAGGTACTGCGTAAGGTGGCATCAGGTATGGCCTCACAGAGTCACCTGCGCTCGACCTATTTCTCCACCCCGTCCACGCTGGCGCACGACGCCTACCCGTTCTGGTCGGGTGAACTGTTCAACCGGGGACGCGCCAGCGCCGCCGAACGCGTGGAAATCGACGTCAGTCATAACGCCCTTGCCGGAGGTCTTCTTTGTGCGGACGGCCAGTGGCGGCAGATTGTCACCATTGAGGACGCGCTGAAAGGCGGCTGCACGCTGTTCGACATTGAGCAGCTCAAACGTGAAAACAGCGCCGACGATTTTAAAAACCTGTTCATGTGTGAATTTGTTGACGACAAGGCATCGGTGTTCCCGTTCGAGGAGCTGCAACGCTGCATGGTCGACACGCTGGAAGAATGGGAAGACTATGCGCCGTTTGCCGCGAATCCGTTCGGCTCCCGCCCGGTCTGGATTGGTTACGACCCGTCACACCGTGGCGACAGTGCCGGATGCGTGGTGCTGGCACCGCCGGTGGTGGCCGGTGGCAAATTCAGAATACTTGAGCGTCACCAGTGGAAAGGCATGGACTTTGCCACCCAGGCGGAATCCATCCGCAAACTCACCGAAAAATACAACGTCGAATACATTGGTATTGATGCCACCGGCCTCGGTGTCGGCGTGTTCCAGCTCGTGCGCTCGTTCTATCCCGCCGCGCGCGATATCCGCTACACGCCGGAAATGAAAACCGCAATGGTGCTCAAGGCAAAAGACGTCATCCGCCGTGGCTGTCTGGAATATGACGTCAGCGCCACCGACATCACCAGCTCGTTTATGGCTATCCGCAAGACCATGACCAGCAGCGGACGCAGCGCCACTTATGAGGCCAGCCGCAGCGAGGAAGCCAGCCACGCCGACCTCGCCTGGGCGACCATGCACGCCCTGTTAAATGAGCCACTCACCGCCGGTATCAGCACCCCGCTGACATCCACCATTCTGGAGTTTTACTGATGAGCAAGAAAAAAGGGAAAACACCGCAGCCAGCGGTGAAAACAATGACCGCCAGCGCCCCGAAAATGGAAGCATTCACCTTTGGTGAGCCGGTGCCGGTACTCGACCGCCGTGACATTCTGGATTACGTCGAGTGCATCAGTAACGGCAGATGGTATGAGCCACCGGTCAGCTTTACCGGTCTGGCAAAAAGCCTGCGTGCTGCCGTGCATCACAGCTCCCCGATTTACGTCAAACGCAATATTCTGGCCTCGACATTTATCCCGCATCCGTGGCTTTCCCAGCAGGATTTCAGCCGCTTTGTGCTGGATTTTCTGGTGTTCGGTAATGCGTTTCTGGAAAAGCGTTACAGCACCACCGGTAAGGTCATCAGACTGGAAACCTCACCGGCAAAATATACCCGCCGTGGCGTGGAGGAGGATGTTTACTGGTGGGTGCCTTCCTTCAACGAGCCGACACCTTTCGCGCCCGGCTCCGTGTTTCACCTGCTGGAGCCGGATATTAATCAGGAGCTGTACGGCCTGCCGGAATATCTCAGCGCCCTTAACTCTGCCTGGCTGAATGAGTCGGCCACGCTGTTCCGCCGCAAGTATTACGAAAATGGCGCACATGCCGGATACATCATGTACGTCACCGATGCCGTGCAGGATCGCAATGATATCGAAATGCTTCGCGAAAACATGGTGAAGTCGAAAGGCCGCAACAACTTTAAAAACCTGTTTCTCTATGCCCCGCAGGGGAAAGCTGACGGCATTAAAATTATCCCGCTCAGTGAAGTGGCAACGAAGGACGATTTTTTTAATATCAAAAAAGCCAGCGCCGCTGACCTGCTGGACGCGCACCGCATCCCCTTTCAGTTGATGGGCGGCAAGCCGGAGAACGTCGGGTCACTGGGCGATATTGAGAAAGTGGCAAAGGTCTTTGTCCGCAATGAACTTATCCCGTTACAGGACAGGATCCGCGAGATAAACGGCTGGCTCGGTCAGGAGGTCATCCGCTTTAAAAACTACTCACTGGACACTGACAACGACTGAACATCGCCGCCTGCGGGCGGCTTTTTTACATCCCGTCATCACGCCCTCACACGCTCACCACAGCACAAAACAGCCCGCAGACACAGCAACGCCCCGGCGCACAATCTAAACGCCATCACGACGCGCTGAGACGCTGAAAAAATAAAATCAGCACCACCGCCAGCGCGCAGTGCTTTCCCCGCCTCGCCCGCCCGCTTCGTGGGGCGGTTTTAATGCAGTTGCAGTTTTCTCCAAACAGCTTACCACCTCTGGACTTGCCCCGATTCAAAAACAAGCTGATATAAATGCAAAACCATGCATGGTTATGCATGGTTTTGGTTGTTAGTTCAATAAATCTTTATCAAGAGCGGTATAATTTATCTTTAATGATTTATCATCTGGATTAAAATACCGACCAACAATCAAATCGGTATTTTCATATTCTGGATTAATCTCCGATGTCGCATAAATTATTTGAAAATCATATTGATATGATTGAGTTTCTTGTACTATTATTTTCTGCAGATTGTGACTGCGCTCTTTCTCCATTCCACCATCGTCAATTCCATCAAGCATTAGGAAACGAGGTAATCTCATGTATTTTTTTTCAATACTTGCAGTTAACAATGCTAAATGAAAGAGATGTCTTAATACAACTGCTGAACTTTCTGAAAAATACTTAGACCCATTTACATAAACAGTATTATCGGCAAAGCTAAAATTAACTTTTCTAGGATCAATAAATTCAGTCTGCAATGGAAGATCTTTTTTAAGAAGTCTTTTCATAATGTTTTCTATAGTTTTAGAAATATCCTTCTTCCTATATTCCTCTTTACTCTCCAAAGATTCAATTAAAGAGGACAATCTCTCCTTCTCTGACTGCAGACTATCACGATCTTTTTGCAAATCAGATATTACATCACTAAGTTTTTGTAATTCACAAGCCTGTTTAATTTCTTCTTCAACACGTCCCAGAGCCTTAGTAAGAGTTTCAAACTCTATTTCATAGGCATTTTCCCAAACCTTAGAGACTTCTTCATATTCACGAATTAAATCTCGCACTTTTTGCTTTAAAGCAGGAGATTGGCTCTTAAGCTCTCTCAGTTTTACATAATTATGCTCAAGAAGATCTCTGGATTCTTTTAATTGGATAGAAATCTCATTTTTCATCCTTAATAATTGAGGAGCATCACTACCCTCTGGCGCGTGATTTTTACATAATGAGCACTCATTTTCAGAGGAAATATTCAACTCACTTAAACAACTGGGACAAAATTGAAATTTAACGTTGCTAAAATAGTCTCTGGCAATACTTGATTCATTAAGAGAGCGCAATCTGGATTCTAACTCATTAATGAACATTTCAGAGTCAGCTATCTCCATTTCTAACATATGGATACTGTCAATATTTTTTACTTCTTCTTCCTTCGCTTTATTTAAATTTTTTCGAAGGTTGTTAGTTTTAGTTTTATCAGCATTTTTATCATTAACAGAAGAGTTATTACTCTCTTTGAGAGAGATAAGCTCGCCATTGATCTTTTCTTTCTTCTCTCTTAGCTCTTTTATTTTATCGTCAATAAAACTTACATGCTGCGATTGCCCAGAGCGTCCAAGAACTTTAAATATGCTTTTCAGCTCAACAATTTTTGTCGAAAGTTCAGCATCAACCTGTTTAAGCCTAATCAAAGAGCTATAAAGTTTGTCATCAAATATACCACATAAATAATCACCAATAGTCTCTCGTGTTAGAGCTCTATCAAAATTATCGTTCCTAAATATAGGACTATGAAGAGATGGCTGATCTGCATATAATACACGTAGGATTTGATGCATTGTTAAAATTGAAGCACCCTCTCCTTGAGCTAGAGGCATATCTAAAGCATTTAGAATTACCTGAGAAAAACTCAGTGATTTTTCTGAACGCTTAAAAGGATAAGTTTGCCACTGACTCGGTGATGAGTTAAGAGCTTTATCCATCGAGCCCCAAAAAATACTCAACGGTCGCATGGATTCTGAACTTATCTCCCGCTTAAAACAGGCAAGATTATTATTCAAAAGCACTTCAACCATGGTAAATGAACATAAAAGAGCTGTTGGTTTCAAGCTAATATTTTCAGCACCAAGTGAAAATGCTAAAAGATCCATAACAGTAGTTTTGCCAGAGCTATTTCGCCCCCTTATTACATTTACCCCTTTATGGAAAACACAGCTAAATGCTTCATGCCCAGCTTGGAAAACTTTTAATTTACTAACAAAAAAAGATGGATTAAGAATAGTCATATCTAAACTCCATTAACTTCGTTCTATCTTTTAAACCATCTTTTCCAACCAAATGGAATTTAGATAGTGTGTCTATGATAAATGTATTAATAGTTTTATTCGTATTAATAAAATTATTAATAGAAAGTAATAAGCCATCTGGAACAGACTTATCTGTTCTCTTTATAATGTTTTTCTCAAGACAATCCATCTCAACCAACCCAGTAGCTGCAAGACATCTTATTGCTGCCATTTGAATTTCATACATATCTCTGAATGTAGATGTAACATTAATAGGATCCCGATATATATTAGAATACTTCTTCGCTTCTTTCTTCATTGAAGAATAATTATGAGGCATTCTAATTTCAGATACCAAAGCAGGAAATAGCAGATAGAAGTCCAAAATCCTAGCCTTATCTACCTCAATTTCATTTACATGGTCTATAAGAGCAATCATTCTGAATAAACAATGATATGCATCATATGCTGGATGGTAAATTAGCATTTATCCCACCTTATATGGCAATTGCCACCCAGAAAAAATAGTAATCCCAAGAGATCTTTTGCTGTTAGCTCTAGCAAGTTCTCTCCCAAAGACGAATATAATTCATCAATTATTGAAGCGATTTTCTCATCAACAATCACTCTGGAGCTATCCGCTTCTATAAGTGGTGTTACTTTCGTTATAAAATCAAAATGAATTTGATCTAAAATTATTACAAATATTCTTTGTGCAGTTTTTGACGTCTGGCGACGCATTATGGCTTTTGTCGCTTTTTCCTTCATCTGCTTAGCTAAAAACAACAAATCTTTTCTATTACTCTCGAGTAATTTAGCGTCTAACCCCCGAACATCAATATCAGGCTGAAGGGACATATAATGCTCTAGTTCAGCACAAAACCCCGGAACCGCTTCCCCTATATCACCTCTCTTCAAACACTCATAAAGTTTCTGTATCTCCCTGTTAGTTCCTTTAACAGGATAATTGAATATATGATTAGTCTGATCACCAGAAATTATGTTGCCATTTGTTACGGTATTTCCTGACTGTTCGATAGACACACCAACACCTCTTAATGTGACCTATCCTGATTACCGCCAACAATACTTCCATTTGTAACACTGTTACCAGTTTGAGTAACTGTATGATTGTTTGAGTTCACGCTGGAATTACCAATTTGCTTTCTAGATGAAAACACGACACGAATCGACCAACCAGCTCCCAGTCCGACAAAGAAAGTGATGATATGTGTAATCCACTCCATTCTTGTATCCTTAGCATAAATTTTTGTACTCTTATAATAAATCGAATACTTTCTATCTACAACTAAGGAACATCAACTAGTTATGTAATGCAAATCACATACTCTCGATGTAACCACTGACAGACAAAACACAGATACTGCCGTTATAATTGCCAACGTTACTATTTAAACAATAATTCGTAGGATTCTATTGCTTTGCTTAGTGGTATATGACCACTGACAGCACGAATGATATACCCAATCCTAATTACAACGAATTAAACTAAGGCTCGCATATAACTCTATCATTCTCTATTTCTCAGCAACCTCAAAAACTGTATAAAAACACAGTACCACATAACCACCAAAACAGGGAAGCAAAAAATTAAAGCCCTATTAACTGAATACTCTTGGTAACACTAATCGGTTTTACGATCTAAAAAATACAAAAACCGAGAATTGATTCAACACTTTGTTTTTTATATAAAAAGATACATTTTAGTACATTTAATACACTATTTGATTAAAAACCAAACTGCTTATCAACAAGCTGATATGTGAATTTTTTTTCGCCATATACCAATGTCGCTCCACGCGCCAGCGCCTCAAGTTCCCATCGCTGCGGCCTGATACCGTTCTGAGCAAGGTCAACGCGGATACGGGTGATTTGCATTCGTTCTGACCGGGTCAGTCTGGCCGATGGCGCTATTTCATGTGGTTTTAACGGTTTTCCGTTTCTTTGCTGACGGTTTGGTCTTCTCAGGCCGTGTTTTAATGCGCTTCTGAGCGCCCTCACGACCTCCGGGTCATTCCATTCGATAACACCGTCATCAACCAGATTAAGCACTGCTGCGGCGTGTTCAGAAGGTGTGGGAGCCGGTAACGAAGCATCACTGCTGGCAGGCTTTCCACAGTTATTGACAGGACTCCGAGGCGCGGCGATGCCGCTTTTTAAAGTCAAAGGCTCAACGACCGGCACTTTCGGAACAATGCGCCAGTCCGTCGTTCTGGTGATATGAATATGACGCGCGCCGAGATGCGGCGCGTAAATGCCGACCACTCTCTCGACTTCTTCCTCGTACTCGTTAACTTCATCCGACGGACTACGGGCAACCCTGACAGTCTGACAATCGCGCGGGACATTTGCCCCGCCCTGCGCGCTGATATACAGCGCAAAATCACCACTGTCTGCGGCGGCGCGTGCAGCCTCCACGCGTTCGTCAAATTCATCAGCAATGCTGACGCCGCGAGGCAATTTACGTAGCTCACGGTAAGCTCCCATTGTCGGCAGGCCAACCGTTTTAAATTGCGGGATGCGCCACGTTGACGCCCATGCGGTAACAGCCGCCGCAGTATCTTTCAGCGGTCTGCCGGTATCGTTATCGAGCTGACCGTCCAGTGCATAGCCGTCGATATTTTTTGAAATGTATTTCGCGATATATCCCGCAGCACCGCCCCGGTTAAGGTGTTTTGCCTGAAAACGGTTTCGCGCGGCTCCTCTTTCGTCGCCATCCTCTTTGAGCGCATAGCGACGCATGATTTCGATAATCTGGTTACGCTGGCGTTGATTACAAAAAAGCATCATATGCCAGTGCGGCGTTCCGTCGTGGTGTGGCTCGACGACTCGCAAACCGTAGACCTGTAAATCATTATCCTTGAATGCCGTGCGCATCAGGCTCCAGATACGGCAGAGATAACGCTGCGCATCCTTTGGATTAAATGCCTCATCGTTCCAGCCGTGATTAAGCTGGACGGTTTTACTTTCGCCTTTTCCGACCTGACGTGTCGGGTGATACTTTGACGGCGCGGTCAGCGTGATAAACATGCCCACATCGCCCTCTGCGGCGGCGTAACGCTCAATACCGGCAATGGTGTTCATCAGCTCCATCCGGCGAATTTCAGGATTAGAAATACTGCCCATCACCTTACTGATAAGGTCGATGCGCTCGCCGGTTTCCCTGTTTTCAAGGTCACACGATTTAAGAAATTCCAGATTTGCCTGGCGGCGTGCACGCACATCACGAATGGCATGTTTACTGGCATAAGGAGAACGGTCTTTATTCACCTCCCCGACAGCAATCAGTAACGCCTCATGCCAGCGCATACGCTGGCCTTTGAGCTGATGAGTCCACCACTCATCGTTAAACAGACGGGCAATTGCAGAATATGCCTGCCTCGTGGTCATCTGTCCTTTACGATATTTTTTCCAGTAAAGCGGGGAAATATTGAAAGCACGTGCAGCGCCAGCAACATGACCATACAGATGCGCCTGCGCCTCATCCGTAAACAGCGATTCTTTTTCGCCATGCGCATCCACCCAGGCATCGCAGAGTTCCTCATACATCATGAAAAGCTGCGATGAGATACGGGCGGCAAACTTTTTCAGCTCCTTGTCATTCATTCCCGGCAGGCGCGCATACTGGTCGCGCTCTGCCAGAAACAGCAACGACGCGTCGGTGTTCATTTCATGGCGCTGATTCACGCGCTCAATGCGCGGCCATAAACGACGCTGAAAAGTGGATGTGAGGAAATAAAACCCGTGCACCGGGCTTTTATTGCGCCGGATGTAGTCATAGCGTGAAGTAAACAGCGAGCGCAAAAAGTAAGGCAGGCGGTTAATCGTGGATAAAACACCTTGCACCTGACGCATCTCGTCACGTGTAAGGGGTCTTTCGCGCCCGACGGCCTCGCGTGGCGCGTTCCATGCATAAGCACCGGTAAACGCCTTACCAGTGCCTGCAGCAAATGCTGACGGAGGGACAAAACGCCCGGAGGCTTTAACGGCCATATGAGCCAAAAGCCTCTGAACAACGCTTGCTGAGTTGCTCAACCTGCGCGTTTAAATCAGCAAAAGACTTTGCGCTTCCGGTCAGAATATCGTGATGCATCAGGCCGGAAACGAGCTGGCTTAATTTCGGGTAATAACCAACCACCGCCAGCCATTCCTGACCGGCGTTTTTACCGCTTTCCGCTCTCTTTTTCTCGTGGAGAATAAACTGAAAGCTGTCACTGGTAACGACATAACGTTCGCCAATTTCAATACGAATACTCATGCCATTCTCCGGTAATGCTTGTTTTTTGCTTCAAAGACTGACTGGCAGGAAACACTACGCGTGGCTGACGGATAAGCCGCACGACGGGCAGCAGGTATTGGCGCGTCACACTCTTCGCAAACCAGCGCAGAAACACCGCAATGCTTTACCCTTGCCGCGTTAATCTGGCGCTCCAGTAATTCAGCCTGTTGTTCCTGAATAAAATCTACGTTGTCCGGCATTACCAGCTCCTTTTGTCGTTAAGTTTTTTAAATTCATCAGCGCAATAGCTGGCAATTTCTGTCGTTAATTTTGTCAGTTCATCCACTGAGGAAATTTGCTTGTGGAATACAGCGCGTTTAACAAGTAAATTGACCACATCAGACAGGAGATTTAATTCGTTCTGATAAATCGCGATAACAGACTCAGTTATTTCGCGTTTTTCTTTATCAAGACCAAGTTGAATAAGAGATAAATCGCCATTTTTCATAACGGCGATTTTTAAGGCGTTATTCAGTAATACAACTGAACGAGAACAGGACATCAAAGCACCTCCCCGTGAGACAATCCAATATTGTGAAATTTTTCCGACTCCTGACTGAGCAGCTCGACTATCTCCACGCGGGATAACTCCGCCTTTGTGATGTGGCGAATCATGGCGTCAAGATGAGAAGAAAAGCGCGTCGCTGCGTCGGCCTGTGCTTCGGTTCTGGCCTGTTGCAGCAGTAATGCGTATTTACCGCACTGATTTTCAGAAACTGTATGCATGACTTTCTCCAGGCAAAAAGAAGCCCCGCACAATTAAGTGCGTTAAAAACTCTGGTTAATTACTTAATGCAGATATTGCTCTGGTTTTACCGACGTCAGAATTGTCGGTGCATACTCAAACAGGCTGAATAATTCACGTAATGCACGGAATAAAGCATCACGCCAGTAACATGATTCTTCATTAATTCGCCAGTATGGCTGGTTAAATTCTTTTTCAGTCAATCCGGCATGCATAAATAAAGTACGACGCTGACTGACTGTTAAAAAACTAATATATGCATACTCACTTGCGCCAACCTGACGGCGTTTTGAGAATGCCCCACGCAATTCATCAATTGCGCAAACCAGCCGTTCACGTTCGACGTCGTTCATTTCTTCAAAACGCATCGTTGCGTGACGTTGTTTTAACTGCGCATGAAAGCAAACTGTTAGCCGTTCGCGCTCCATCATCTGATTATAATAATCACATGTATCCTGCCAGCGAGGAACGGCAAGATGCTTACCAATTATCCGACGCATGGTTGCTGGCTGTTTTTCAACGAGATTGAGCGTCATCACTGTCATTTCCATACCCTCCGGCTTTTCAGAAAGGTCAGGGCCTTTTTTAACGGACTCTGTTTTTTGGTGCGGATAATGATTCCCTTACGCCCCTTACCGTGGGTGATGGTGAAGTCAATCGCCCTAGGGCTTTCGTTACGCAGTAACTGAGCAATACAACGAGGCTCATTCATACGGTTCTCCTTAACGTGGTTCACCGAGACCTAACCACATCAACCAGCCGTCACGAATCTCTTTAGGGCGGCTTTCATAAGCCAGTTTTAGTCCGTTATTCCATGCCGGAAGGTATACCCAATATTCACCTGCACGACCTGAAGCTGATTGTGGATCGGTCATATCAATTACAGGCAGCTTTCCTTTATCGATCATCCGACGAACCGCTCCTGTCGATTTTCCTATTAGTTTTGCGAACTCCTGATAAGGAATCGCATCAGTCATGAGTGTTACTTGCTTGCTCATGTCGTCCTCCAGCCCTCATGAATTGCGTTTAATGCCTTATAATGCCTTTTAGTGCCCACATCCAAGCACTAAACAATCTACATCTAAACCAAATACTATTGAGATCTAAACACCATGTCAAACACGATAAGCGAGAAGATAGTCTTAATGCGAAAATCAGAGTATTTGAGCAGACAACAACTTGCTGATTTAACAGGGGTTCCGTATGGCACGCTGAGTTACTATGAAAGTGGTCGTTCAACACCTCCAACAGATGTCATGATGAACATCCTGCAGACCCCACAATTCACCAAATACACTTTATGGTTCATGACCAATCAGATCGCTCCTGAGTCCGGGCAAATTGCGCCCGCTCTCGCACACTTTGGGCAAAACGAAACAACGTCGCCCCACTCCGGTCAAAAGACTGGTTAACAATTCATCGTGAATATATTCATTACAAGTGCCTACTATTGGTGGCTAAATTTCAGCCACCACGAAAAAAGCGATTAGTAGTCGCAAAAAAACACACCACTCGGAGGGTTTTCTGATGGCAATCAAAAAACTCGATGATGGTCGATATGAAGTGGACATCCGCCCTACTGGACGTAATGGAAAACGCATCCGTAGGAAGTTTGATAAGAAAAGCGAAGCTGTCGCTTTCGAGAAATACACGTTGTACAACCACCACAATAAAGAATGGCTATCAAAACCAACAGACAAACGACGTCTGTCGGAACTGACACAGATCTGGTGGGATTTAAAGGGTAAACACGAAGAGCATGGGAAATCTAATCTTGGAAAAATTGAAATCTTCACAAAAATAACGAATGACCCATGCGCATTTCAAATCACGAAATCCCTTATCAGCCAGTACTGCGCCACCCGAAGAAGTCAGGGTATTAAACCTTCGAGTATCAATCGTGATTTAACATGTATTAGCGGCATGTTTACAGCCCTGATTGAAGCGGAGTTATTCTTTGGTGAGCACCCTATCAGAGGGACAAAGAGGCTTAAGGAGGAAAAACCAGAAACAGGCTATCTCACACAGGAAGAAATTGCCTTACTGCTTGCAGCACTTGACGGCGACAATAAAAAGATTGCGATTCTTTGCCTGAGTACAGGAGCACGTTGGGGAGAAGCAGCTCGTTTGAAAGCAGAAAATATCATCCATAACCGCGTCACGTTTGTTAAAACGAAAACAAACAAACCACGCACCGTCCCGATCTCAGAGGCTGTTGCCAAAATGATCGCGGATAACAAACGAGGTTTTTTATTCCCTGATGCTGATTACCCTCGCTTCAGACGAACAATGAAAGCAATAAAACCGGATTTGCCAATGGGGCAAGCCACACATGCACTAAGGCACAGCTTTGCCACTCATTTCATGATTAATGGAGGAAGTATTATCACGCTACAACGGATACTAGGTCACACGCGGATTGAGCAAACGATGGTTTACGCTCATTTTGCGCCAGAGTACCTTCAGGACGCCATTTCTCTTAATCCGCTAAGAGGTGGTACTGAGGCCGAGAGTGTCCACACAGTGTCCACAGTAGAGTAACGTTTAAGGGCTTTCAGTGGTAATTTATGCCGCTCAAACCCGCATTGTACCGTTGAAAGCCCCTACTGGTGACACCCTGAATCTCCCTTACACGGGCTTATTTTTTATGCATAAGCCCTATCCCTGGTCACCGTCTTCCATTGACCACATCGATAGAATCTCCCTTCATAGCACGATGCCTTTCACGTAACGGCATCGTGCTCGCACAGGTTCCGGCTAAGCACAACCAGAACGCGCATGTTTGACGCTTACCAAAAAATATTCTCACTCTCCACATTTGAATGTCAGACGAGCGACGCCATGTAATCCTGCACCTTCTGTCTTCAGGTCAACTATCTGCATTTTTTTGCCCTGAGTAACACAGAAATGGGCTGCATCATTTTTTACTATATTTTCTGCACCAGATATTCTGCCCCTGGCTAAAGAAGCTTCGGCTTCGGTGTAGTATTGGTTATCGAGTTTACGCTGAATATTACTTTTATATGCAAGACCAAATTTACCGATACTTGTCTCATCATTATGCACAGCACAACCAGACATAATAAAAATACTAATTAATGATATAGCAGCTATCTTTTTCAT